GCTTTATTCTTGTTGCTATGCTACAAAATATCAAAATGGTCATTGTAACCATAACATGGTTTGCATTAAGCATAATCGCCGCTTATTTACAATTTATGTTAAGGACAATTGAAAATATTATGTTCCTGATTACTTATGCGCACAATTCTGTTCTTGTTAATTTGGTTCATTATTACGACCCCGATAGGCTCTTAGTTCGGTGGAAGTCAGATGTTACAGCACCTAAGTGGAGAGCTCATACTAGATACTCCAACCTTTGGTTGGCCACTGTGTATACATCTATTTTTAATTTTGGTTCTTTATTGGTCATTTTTGTGCAGTTTTTAGAAAACTGTGTCGATCTAGTCTTCTGGTTGTTAGTCCTCCAGACGCCTATAGTGTTTCTAGTATTCCTAATCTTGTTTATTTTTGTTATTAACCGCGAACAAGAACATGGATTTTTGAAGGTTCGAGAGATCGGGGAACCTGGTGAGTTGCAAGTGGTAAATAACATAAGGCACTTGAAAATAACTAATCATGGCAAGGTACTCCCAATGAAACCTTGGTTTGAGTCTAAGAATCAGATGCCAATTCAGTTATTACCTTATACTGGTTTGCCTCAAGATAAAAGTGTTTATCGTGATCCTAGATTAGAGCTTATTTCAGTCCAGCAACGGGAGGGTTCATCCTTTTATGATTCCAAGTGGACCACCCAGTTCTATGTTGTTGATTTGGAGTGTTTGTCTGAACTTTATGCCCCAAATATTAGTGGAGCTTTTACTGATGATGATAGGCTTGCGCGTGCTAAGATCCTGATTAGTGGTAGATTGAAGCATGTTACTTTGTCTAGAGATTCTGCTCTTGACGGCTACAGTCCTTATTTGGATACTTTAGATTTTTATAATGTCCATCGGCAGTTCATTTTAAGGCCGTGTCCTGCCCCTTTAAAATAAAACCGCCTAAGTGTACATATCTTTACGGTTATCGTGTCAACGAGATTTTCAATTCTGAAACCTTTCAGGTGAGTTTCAAACCACAGCTTCTTATTGATATTTTAAACCGTGAAGATAGACCTATGTCCCGTAATCTTCCTATTTTCCTTTATGGCATGGCTTTGCCTAAAGTTGATTCGCTCGACACTTATTCTAATATATTGGGTATGGCTAAACGTTATTTGGCCACCCCTTTGCCAGCGCATGCAAAATTGATGCATAGATTCAGACAGTTTGTTTATGTCTGGGTCCGTAGGAACCTGACCCCATTGGATCCTAACACAGATGTTGATGTTAAATCTTGGTTATCTAGAAGTAATTATTCTAGAGCCCGGCAACAGGAGTTGCTCAGTTGTGTTGAATCTAACAATGATGGTTGGGGGTTTTGGCGTAAGAAGAAATTTCGTAGTTGTAAGTCTTTCATTAA